TAGTATCTTGATACGCAGCTCCAACCGCATATCCATACGTAAAGAATTCCGTATAGTGATTTGCTAATTCGTCAAGTTTGTAGAATAAATTTCCTCCAGCCTTATTCCTCCAAATTCGAATATAAAGACCAGAACTAATAATAGTATTGGCATCAAAGCTTGCAGAGTCACCACTAAAAGTAATGGTAGTGCTTGTTACGGCTGTAACAATACGGCTATCAAGCCCGCGAGTTTTAGTGTTAAGGAAGAAGATCTTATCCCCTACCCTAACTCTGTTTGGAGTAGCTGCTGAAGTACTGGCGATAACAGTAACAGTATTTACGTTTGCCTGAATACCATTAACTACTGCGCCATCAAAACGCATTCCTGTATACGGACTTTTAAATATACCAGCCTGATCTGCTACGTTTACAGCAGGACCATTAATGGTGAATGTGGTAGCTGTCGTAGCTGAAACAGTTTTCTGAGTAATTGCTCCAGTAAGAGAATCAAAGAAAACAACTACATCCCCAGCCCTAATAAAATGGTTAGCAAAGATAGTAATCGTAGTTACGCCAGCTTGTACGCCATTAACAGAACCAACAGCTTCAGAGTTAGCTATTTGTGCAGTTTTAAATCTTAGAGTAGGAATTTGCGCTGATAGCGTAATCTCTAGCGGGAAATCATTTACTTGTCCTTCAATGATATTACCCTTGCCGTCATCAAATATGTACTGCTGCTTGTACCGATAAAGACCAGTTAGTGCTCCAACAGCATTAGAAACAAACTCTGGTTGAGGAGCATACGGCATACCCTCACGATACACAGCGTTCCCATCGTACTTATGAGGATATCCATGGTGACTGTAGTCAGTAAATCCAACACCAGTTGTATAGATATAACAAACATTGTTGGCATTCAGAAAACACGGATGAGTCCATCCAGCACTATCCTTTGTATTCCAGAGAGCTGCAAAAGGAGCTTGCGAATACGTAAAGCAATCACTAGTAAAAGGAATAGCATCCCAATAATAAAACGTGAGAGACAGAGTGCTAGAAGTACTAGTGTACGCATCGTTAATAGCAATACAGGCAGCAGGAGATGCCATTGGACCAATAACCTGATTATCCTGTACATTCACTGTGCCATACGCAGAATTGAATGTAATGGTAGTTCCTGTAACAGCAGTTACTCTACGCTGAGTTAGTTTTGAAGTAGCGTAATCCCAGAACACAATAACATCGTTCACAACGTAGTTATGTCCAGCGTCAACCGTAATAACGCTTACTCCAGTTTGTGTTCCATTGACTCTTGCAAACCTAATTCCAGAAGGTAGCGCACATGCAAGAGTAGCATTAGCATCAATAGCTGCTCTTAGGTCTTCAACTGTAAAGGGAAGGTTCTCTAATCCAGTACCTAAATCAATATAGCCATTGCCACTAAATGTATAAGGCGTAGCCCCGCTATTAATAACCATTCGATAAGTAGCAGTGCCAGAATTCACTCTTACTGTGTGATTCATGTTTGAACCGCCAGTAACAGAAAGGGCTTGTGACTTTAATTTCCAGAGATGATCGTTTATTGCAAGCATCTCTTCCCGAGTAGCCCCAGTAGTAGCGTCTACATACGTATAGTTATGTAATCCAAGGAAGCCCCCAGATTGAGCAACTACCTGCATCCCAGAGATGCCCTTAATGCTTGCTCCTTCAGCAAACTGATAGTTGGTTAAAGCTTTTGCAAAATTAGGATCTTTTGTCAGATCCGTAGATCGCAAGTCTTCCCCGAGGAAGCTCTCAAATGTCCTTCTAAAGACTCTTCCGGTCATTTTTACCACCAATCATAGCGATTAAATTGTGGTATTCTCTGTATTTCCCCAGTCTGCGAAGCAAACGATTTTAATATCTGATTACGTAAGTCTCTAAGCTTAGCACTTTGAGTAGGCACATCGTTTGAGCTGTCTTTATGCAAAAGCATCTCTGCTGCATAGTATATTAAATACGGCTCACACTCGTCAGGTAATTGACTATGTGTAGTTCTCCATTTCCCAAAGGTGATATAATCCCCAGCTGCGATAGTATCTCCACTCCTAGCAAAAACAAACCCAGCAGCAGGAGTAAGAGTGTTTGTGCCAGCATTATAATTACCAACAGGGATATTATATGCTTTTCTGTTTCCATCCTTGTCCACAATGCAAATGTAATCTATGGAAGATAAATTTGGAGTGCTAGTCTCATCAGCATCACTATCAACCACAAGACTTGTGAACGTAGTACTCGTAAGGCCAGAAACAGACTGGATTGTACCTCTACGCTTATCTAAATCATCACAGGCCCTTTCGTATGTAACACGCAAGCTGCCCATGCTAGACGAAGGAATAGGAACTAAGAATATTTGGTTATTTCTACGAAAGTACCCAACTGGATAATTTGCGTTATTAGTATCCTGATTAAACGAAGAGAGTTTTTCCAGAATAATATAATCGCCTAGGTTTCCAGAAGCAGAGAACTCAACTAGGTCAACTTGTTTATTAAGCAGCACCCTATCAGGGATAGAGTAGTTTTGCTGAGCACCAACAACAGAAATAACTTGGCTAGCATTAAAGATTACATCAATATTTTTAATGCTGGACAAAAGCCCCTGCATTTCATCCTGAGCGTCATTCATGTACTGAATGACTTCCTCATCAGAAATAGGAAGCGAGCCATTAGTATTGGCTTCATTCTTCCCAATTCTACGAGCCTCAGTTATGAGGTAATCAATACGACGCATTAATAGCTACCCATTTTCTTTTTAAGCATAGCAGAGGCAAGAGACATACGCTTCTTCTTTGAGTCCTGCTCTTTGCCTTGCTCATCTTCAGTTGCTACAGCGTTAAAGCCCTTAAGCGGAGCTGAGGACTGCCCACCATCATCATACTCGTCATCTTGATAGGCATTCTCCTGATAAGCATCTCCACCACTAGAAGCAGCACCAAAATCTGCCTCATACGAAGATACCATGTCATTCAATGACTTAAGAGCCGACTTAATCTGCATGAATTTATCTTTATCTGGCATACTGTTTTCTCTTCATAAACTCGTTAAACATACTGTTATAATCAAAGTTATCAGGCTCAGCTTGCGGAGCTGGAGCATTATATTTTGGAGTAATAGCATCCAGCGGCAAATTTGGATCTGGAGTAAATTCTGGTTTTTCTTTTCTTTGCGTAGGCTTTTTACGAACAGGACCACTAGGAGCTTGTGGCGCTATGCTTGAAAGCGTAGTGCCAGCAAAGTCCATAAAGTCTTGTGGCTGAGTTGTTAAATCAATAGTTCCATGATGCTCACGGATAAGCCCACGTTTTAAAGCCTCATCGGCTACTTTGATTCGATTCTCTTCACTAGCATTCTTCCACCTGTCTCCAAAGATTCCATAGAGAGAAGCAGCTTGAGTAATGTCCTTGCCAGTTAAATCAGCTTCATTACGAGACTTTTTAAAAGTCTCATTTAGCTCCCAGCCTTTAGTGTCTCCAAGATTAATACCCTGTTCGGCAAGGGCCTTACGTCTATCCTCTTCGATTTTTGTTTTAGACTTGCCACCAAATATTGACTGACCTAACCCAAGAAGACCACCAACAGCAGCCCCAACTCCTGTTCCAATTACTGGGAAAGCTGAGCCTATAGCAGCTCCAGAAGCAGCTCCTTGTAGCGGACCACGAACACCACCACGATCATTTGCAAATAAATCGTATAATCCATACGCTCCAGCAGCTCCAAGGAAGGGGCTTGCTCCAGCAGGAGCAGCTGCTACAGAGCCATCACTCATCATGACTCCACCACTAATGTGAGAGCCTACGGGAACTGCACTAGAGGAGCCTCCAGCTAGAGCAGACAACCCCTCCTTAGCAGCGATATTCACTCCAGCACTTACGGCAGGATTAACAGAACTTCTATTCTGATTACGTAGATACACTTCGTCATCTACGTATCTTCTTGTTCCGTCAGGGTTAGTGATATACACAACCTATCTCCTTAAAGCTCTTTGAGCGCCAGCAGCTAGATCCCCATACGCTGCCCCAATATTCTTTCTATTCTCCTGCCTTGTAGCTAACCAATCTTGATAGGCTTTATAAAGCAATGCATCCTTATTGCTCCCACCACCTCCACCGCTACCAAGAAGCCCATACTGAGCTTGGAGCTTTAGCTTCTCCATCTCGTACTTCCTAGCTCTCTCATCAGCTTCCTTCTGAGCTTTATTTGCATAAAGTCCACCAGCTAAGCCAGTAGCGCTTTCGAGTGCTGTTGATAAAAATGCGGGGGAGAAGAAGGAGCTTCCTTGAGAGCTGGAATTAATAGCGTTAGTACTATCAGAACCAAAAATATCATTGGTGATATAATCACCAAGACGACTTCCAGCATTCTCAACACCAAGGGCTCCTCCAAGGGCATCTCCTATGTCACTTAACCAGCTCATACGTCAAACACCACAAATGGGAAAACAATAATAGAAGAGGTGCCAGCAAACAGAGCATCAGTTGTATATTGAAAATTTAATCTTTCGTTTGCAAGAAAGGAAATAGGACTGGAGAATGCTTGGTAAGACCTAGAGCCAGAATTAAGAACTACGTTACCAGATTGAACGCCTTCCTTTAAAGCAAAAATAGTAATACTTCCAGCAGATATTGCTGGACCATTTTCTCTGCTAAATCCTATAAGTCTTCCATTAGAAGGGAATGTAAACCTTCCTGCTCCGATAAATCCACCTACCAACATATTCACATCGGCAGTAGCAGCTACTATACTTGCTGCTGTAAAGTGAGCTGGCATGACCATCTTTTGGAAATCTGTCAGAGCAGAATATACAGCAGCAGGGCTTAGCGTAATATCACTCATTACTGACTCCTGATAATGCTAGCAGCAATAGCTCCAGATGTAGGAGCTACGCCATTATGCTTCACACTTACAGTTCCATTATATTCAGTCTCGTTAGATGCAAGGTCTATAACTAGAGAAACCCCAGCAGGGATAAATCCCCAATCGGTAGTCCCACCATCAAGACTAAGCACCGATTCTGAATTCAATGAATTAGTAATAACCAAACAAACTCCCCTTCCCTGTATGCTTGCTAGCAGGTTTGCGTAGGTTCCACTTACAGAACCAAACGCAAGCCTTACAGCAGGTACATTTACTAGCGCTCTATTTCTCATTATTCGCCCCTCTCGCTTGAGCCAAATACAAGCAGGTCAAAATCTGTATCACTCGCCGATCCACCAGCAGTAATAGGAGCTGCCCTTACTTGAGTTGCACTAACAGAAATTAAGAATAACTTCCTCTGTGTAATGCTACTTCCAACAACTACAGGGATTTTTGCAAATGGTTTTTTAAACGTAATAGTGAAGTCTCCAGTACCATTCTTTACAATGGCGCTAGCATCCTCTCCACCTACTCTAAAAGTAGTAGAGCCAGCATTTACACTAAAGGCAGTAGGGATAAGCTGATAGTTTGACATGATAGGATTAAACATCCTGCCAAACTCATCTCGTCCTTGCTGCCCATATGCAATTAAATGAAATGTAGCATCTGCTGCAACACCAGAAACATCGTATGCTCTAATACCTACAGAGCCGGGAGTCTTATTTACATACGTAAGAGAACGATAAGAGCCACCTTCCCCAAGTAATGCTATTGTGGGGTTACGACCAAAAGCGCCATTAAATGTTACGGTATAAACACCAGTACTTGCTTTTGTAACACTGACATCTTTCTTCCCCTGCAAAACTACAGTGTTAGTGCCATCAATTCTTGCAGCAATAATCCTTGGAGTTTGAATTGTTCCATCCATCTCCTGTAAGCCAGTCTCATCCGTATTTGCCGAGTCCCATCCAAGGGCCAGAATATCTCCAGCACCATCAGTGCCAGAACCACCAGAACTTAGGAATTGAGCCGCAGCTGCCGAAGCACTAGCTAGAGAAGCTAATCCAACATAGGAACCAGCTCCAACTCCGTTCTCTGTAGCTCCTGCTACAAGCATTCTACGAGCAAACGCATACCGAGGAGTTATTGTTGGCTGACCTGCTCCAGCTCTAGCAACACTTGCATCCATGCTTCCAATATTAAGAGTAGCAGAAGGAGCTGCTGTAGTAGTGGCCTGAAAGCCTAAGAGCCGAGCCTTATTATGTCTGTGATAAATTTGTGTCAGCATATTAAACCAAAAAAATAAGGGGGGAGGATTACTCCCCCCTCGTTAATTATACGCCCTCAACACCATGCCATCTGCTGTTTGTTGTGCTCCAAACAAAGATAGCAGCTGAAGTTGCTGGGATAATAGCTGCTGTACCCTGAAGTACGTTTGAAGTACCAGCAGCAGCCATAGTGATAGAACCAGTTCCTTCATTCAAAACAATGAGGAGCTGTCCATCAAACTGACCAGCCTGAATAATATTACCAGTAGTAGCGCCAGCGTTAGTTACCTTTGCAACGCCAGAGTTATTATGAGTAATGGTTCCAGAGTTAGCCAAGGTCGGCGAAGTTCCAGAACGAGGAGTAGGGCCTTGAATCAAGGCTCCACCAGTTTGAGCAGCTTGACCGGGAGCAAACCCAGCTTCACCACCAGCGAATACCCCACCCGGGAAACCGCCCGAAGTAGGAAGAGGGAGTAAACTAAGTAATCCCGTCTTTGAATCAATTCTATCTAACGACATAAAATCTCCTTATGATGCAAGCAGGTTATCCTGCTTATTTACAATAGCCTGAAGTACAACAGTCACCTGCTGAAGTCCTTGTGCAAACTCATCAACCTCACTCTGTGGGATTTGCCCACTAGATTTAAGCTGAGCAATCATTGCTCCAAGTTGATCCAGCCTTGCATCTGCCACAACTGCAATAGCCTGTAGCCCTGCAAGTAAATCACGTAAATCTTGAATAGTAGCCATATCTCTCCATTAAGTGAGGGAGGGCACTTAGCCCTCCCTCGTTAGTCATTACGTAGTCGATAGTCCGGTCATGATGCCATGAGCGGTAGGCATAATTCCGTACTCAAAATAGACTGCATAACGAGCTTGCCAAGTGTCGTCAGTAGGCGACAAGCGGAAGATACTTCCATTTGCATTTGGATCTTCTACCCATCCACCATCAGGACGTGCATGCATCTCGATAAAGTCGCTGTTTAGCGTATAGAACGTATCGTCCTCTACGAACCTTTCAGCGATAATCGGGAGCGGACCAGTATCAGCCATAAACTCAAGAGCTTGGAAAGAGAACTTTCCTTTAGGTCCAGAGTTACGGGACTCAACCACCATGTAACGCTTCTGTCCTTCAATCTGATTCAATATCTTTCGATACTGAACAAACGAAGTAACCATCATGTCAGGGGTTTCACCGAACGAGTACTTAACATCAAGTACTTGCTGATTCATTAGATCAGCAGTGATACCAGCACCAGCAGCAGCTATCTGACTTGGCGACTGCCAACGATAACCAACTGAGATGTTGTACAAAGTTGACGAAGTAGCAAGCAGCACACCACGTAGACCAGTTGGGTCATTGTTACGGCTGTTTTGCATGTAGATGTTATGAGTACCAGCACCAATAAGTGCAAGATTTAGCGTAGGACCATTTACTTGAGTCAATCGCACTGTGCGAGTTGATGGAGTTACGTTAGTAACTTCAAACTCAGCAGCAGCAGTATTGACGTTTACATAGTCTTTTGGCTCAAAGTTAGCCAGCTTCCAAGTTGCTGCTTCAATCACAACATCATAAACATCTGTTGAAACAAGCGATTGAGAACCAGAGAAAGTGCCAAGACGACCATTACCGTTTGAGGTGATTGAATCATTGAAAAGGATACGGCTAGCGTTACCTTGCCATGATTGAACACCACGTTTTACAGGCTCTTTTGACAATCGAACGAAAGCGCCAGCATCATCCTGAGAAGCCTTGATTGCCTCGTTATCTATTTCGATAAGAGCAAAAGTCTTCTTAGAGATGATCAGCATGCGCTGATAGTTCGTGGTGTTAGCACGAGGAATAATACCAGAGCCACGACCACCACCGAATGATACAGGCACCGAAATAAGTGCTTGCTCACCAGTGAAGCTATCGTTACGCTTGATTTTTGCGAGAACCACATTTTCGCTGTTGAACATGTCACGCGACATGCGAATGTATTTGGTTTTGAATACACCCGTAGCGGTACTTAAATTATAATTTGCCATTTTTGCTCACCAAAAAGTTTTAACGTCTAATTACTTGCCGTTTTCCGAAGAAATGTTCGTACATCTCATCATCGACTGCGTTATTTACCTTTTTGGTTGAGCTGACTTGCTTGAGCTGAGTCCTAAGCCCTTTTGAATTGGCTTGCTCAACTTTGCGATTTAAGTTCTCAACCGTTTTGCTAGGAGCCCCTAGTGCATCTCGTACAATCTTCTCAACATCTTCTGCTGTAAAGTCGTCTTGAGCTGCAACAAGCTTTATAAGCTCATCAGCTATTGGCTCTTCTAACAAGGCTGGATTTACCTTCTTTAAGGCAGAATCCACCTTTCGTACAACCTGAACCTGCTTGTGATACGCCACCACATCTTCAGGCTGTATCTCACGAGGGTCTTTAAACAACTGACCTTCGCCCACTGCTGCTTCTGCCAACTCCTGATAATTTTGCCAGAAGGTTTCTTCAGTTAAACCATTATGCTCTATGAGGGTCTGTACCTTTGACTTGAGCTGGGCTTCCCCCTGCTGTCTTTCAGTACTCTTCCTTGTAGCTTCTAGTTCCTTTTGAAGTTCCTCAGCTCTGCGATTAGCAAAATACGCTTCTCGCTGTTCTGGGGTCTTCTGTGTCCAAACCTTCTGAATATTATCAAGGTTATCAAGCATAGCCTTTTCAAGCTGTACTATCTCAGAGTTTGATGTCATTCCGACCATTTTGGCAAGTGCCCTAATGCCGGGAATAAAATCCCCCTGAGCAGCTAGCTTGATAACTGATTGAGCTTTCTCTTGAATAGAACCGTATTCTTCCTCTAGCTTTTTTTCCTTATGACTAACGGCTCCAACACGTCTATCCATGTTCCGGTTAAATTCATCCTGCTTAACAAAGGCTTGAACAGCATCCTTTATCTTAAGCGGGACATCCTTACCATTCACTTTTACAGGGATTACAGCTTCCTCTGGAATATCCAGATCCTTATCCCCATACTTAGCTTTGAAAGCTTTTACGTCAGCTACTTGGCTTTCTTCTTGCCCTTCTTCGCTTTCTTCGCTGGTGCTTTCTTCGCCTTCATCTTCATCACCTCCTTCTACAAGCTCCTCTTCAGCATCCTCTACTTCCTCAGTAGGAAGCTGAGTAGCAGCCTCTTGTTTTTCTAGGTTCTTAACTAACTTCTTTGCTAAAATTTTCTTAGGAACTTCTTCAGCAATTCGAGCCTGTTTTTCAGCCTCCTTGCTTACTTCTGCCTCTGTCTCAACAACCTCATTGTCATACATTTCTAAGAGATCATCGGCAGATGTGCTCTTAGGAGGAGGGGCCACCACTGAAGGACTATTTATTACATCAATTTTTCCGCTCATTTTTTCGCTCATTCAATCGGAGGCTGAGGAGGTAATGGGGGAGGCGCTGTAGGCGCACCCGCATCCACCGGAGCCCCTGTGTCTATAGGACTAGGCACTACGCCTCCTGCTTCTGGGCCAATCGGAGTAGCTTCCATGGGAGCACCCGGGTTAGCTGGCATCATAGGAGGGAGTGCGGGCACTGGGAGCCTAAAGAACGCTGGCCAGTTAGGGCACTGAAGCTCTAACTGCTGTCTAAAGGCTAAGTTTGGCATCCTAACTGGCATACCGAATGAGTCCGTTAGTCCGTATGCCTTTTCGTACATCAGATACTCAGTCACATAGAGATGATTCTGTATGACTAGTTTTCTGTCCTCTGGCATCCTCTCTTTGTAGTCTCTCCCTTGAGTTATCTGCATATGAATCTGCCAGTGAGTGATTAAGTCCTCATCCTGAGTAGGTTCAGCTACTTGTATTCCACTCACCATGTCATCGTTCTCGGACATAGCACACCGACTTGCGCGTGTAGCAATATCCTTAAACTGTTCATCTGCTGTCATATCAAGGAAATTAATAAACTGCCCACGAGTAATCGGAGCATCAGGATCAAGCCGTACTTGAGATAGCTCAATTAGCTCTTCAATTCTTGCAGCAGGAGACTGAGAAAGTGCAGTGCTATTCTCAATTCGTACATCGTATGGCTTAGCTAGATTTGCAGCTTTAAACTTACGAACTCGGTACTCATTGTCCTTGCCAAGAATACGAGCAAGCCTTCCATCCGAGTCGTCAGCCATGCTGCCCATAGTAGAGAGAGAAAGACGAGCATTATCAATAAGAGCTACCTCGTTATACTTAACAGCAGTAACGTAAGCTCTCTTATCTTCTTGCTCCTCAAGCACTCTCAAAGCTTTTGCAGCTCTTACCCCACTAGGAGCTTGACCACGAGACATTGTAAAAATGCCCGATAACTTCTCTAACGTGGATTCTAACTTATTGATGTAATTAAACATCTCTCCATTCACCGGAGGCATAGATAAAATGCTTGGAACATCATCATTATAGAGAACTACCGTAGAATCATTTACTAACTGATTAATATTTACAGAGCCTTCTCTAGCTGCAATCTTTGGATGCGCCATAAGAACAAAGCTCTTATAAATAAGAGAAGCGCATGCATTAACTTGAAACTGAAGAGGGTAGAGCTGCTGAAAGAATGACATGCCACGAATCTGATCCGGCACTTCAATGTCATTCATGTATACATACGGGATTTTGCCATGCTGATACGGCAAATCAGTATTTTCTAAGATAGCTGTTTTGGTAAACTTAATGTACCTACCCTTATCTAGGAACTCAGAAGAGCGATGAAATAACTCGTACACAATGCACTCGTTTTTCATTTTGCCAATATCAAGCTTTCTATTAGAGAAGACTTCCATGCCATCATCAGGCTTAATTAAGTCTTCTTTCTCTGGATACTTAGCTTTTACGTAATCAACATTCTCGCTAGACCAGCGAATACTCCAATCTATGTCATCCCTATTGCGGCAGGGCATATCAAATACATGCCAAGGAGGAACTACCTTGTACTCAACTTCCCCAATACGAATGGCTTTTTGAATGTATAGAGGCTCTCCCTTTTCAGACAGAACTGGTTGCCCGTCTTTCCCTGTAACTGGAATGCGATACCCCTGAGATTGAGCCTGTACCCAGTCAGGATGTAAATCTCCCTTATTGGGGTTCCAAGTAATCCACAAATAGGCTTCACCAAATATTTTAACTTGACGAACAAACTCTTGGAGGTACTTGTCGATATTATTTTGATACCAAATGTAATTAAGTACGTCCTTAGCAATCTTTGCGTCATCAGAGTCAGACATCTCTGAGCTAGCTGGATAAATAGCTACTGCTGGACGATACCGGGTAAGCCTACTTACCCATTGTTCCACAAAGTCATACAAATGGTTAATAACCACCCGAGGAGAACGGCGAGTAAGAATTCCCTGTTTATCAAGCCACTTATTTGAGTACCTATCTTGCATGATCCAGTGAATGCCACGGAAAAGCATGAGGTTATCCTGCTGGATTTGAAAGTAGTACCCATAATACTCCTCACACGCTTCTACGGTTTCCCTAGCCCACTTAAGAAGAGCTTCCTCGTCCGTCAAATCTGGCAATGTCCATAAGGGACTAAAGGTTTTATCTGTGTACTCCAGATCGTCAAAAGGCGAATTTGATAACGGATTAATAGCACTCATAGGACTTCACCCTTTGCCTTTGCTTTCTCGTATTGTTTTCTAGCTTCATCAATTAATTCTATTTCATCATCGGAGAGTAGCGGCTTTAAAAACTCAGCCTCTTCGTTTCCAAAAAGGTCTTCAAGCTTTCCTTTTGCTACCGCTTCACTCACTAACTGTTCCTTAGAAATGAATTTTGGTCTAGCCCCTATGCCTTTTGATAGAATTGAGACTGAAACATTTGAAGCGCTAGCCATCCTAAACGCATTCTCAGCAAGCTTTTTTGTTACCTTGGCTTCAATAGTAAGCTGCTGGATAAGGCCCATAAGCCTATCAAGCTTTCTCTCGTCAATGCTTTTTGTAACGTAGGTATTATGAACAACCTTACATTTTCTAAGCTGTAAGTAGAAAAAACTTAAAATTATCGCAATTATACTTATTGAAATGTAATGTCCCATGGATCCGCATTTATAGAATTAAATAAAACTTCCTCATCCCAGCCAGTCACTAAATCTAGCTCCCTGCTCTGAGATAGTCCCTCAATGTCCCTTGCTTGTAAGTGGGCCCTCTGGGCCTCTACTCGCTCAACAAATTTGTAATTAACGTGTCTAAGTATGTACCTAAAGTCATCCAGCAAATGATCTCCATCTTCAGGTAAATCACCCTTTTCGTCAGTTACATAATTCTCTACTTCCTTAATAAAATTAATACACCTATCAGAAACATAGAGAGCATCCTCTGCTGCCATGAGGCTTTTAATGAGAGCTATATCATCATCAATAAATCTTGTGGTTTTTGCACTTCCTACAAGACTGGCTTTAAAGTTGGTTTGAATTAGCTCTTTCCACCACGCTTCAGCAGAGTCATACCCATTAATCCACCTGCCATCAAAAAGCTCTTTTTGCTTAGCTTGAATTCGATGCCACATTCTTAGTGGCTCTGTGCTTTTCCTATCTGTCTCGTATATCTCATCAAGAATAAAAATTTGAGCTGTATATGGATTATACGCTGCAAACAGAACTGCAAAGCAGGTAGCAGCTCCGGGGTCAGCAAAGGCTATCCACTTCATCTTCTTTTTATCTTTCTCAAGAGTAGCTGTTAGTACATTGTGTGGCCGCACATGCGTTTCTCTTGACCAGAATG